AATGGCGCCATCCGGGAAAGAACACTTCGCGACGTTCACCAAGGCTCCACCGATCAAGACCGAATTGCAGGCCAACGAGTTTCGTGCGCGGCTCGCTGCCAATGCCGGCCGCGTGCAGAAGATATGCGGAGCTTCTCCGCAGTAGGCGAGGCCACAAGCCTCAATCCATGAAGCCGCCGATGAGGCGGCTTTTTTGTTTCCAAAGGAGTGAAGTCAGATGACGATCGAAGAGCTGAAAGCTCGCCTCGCCGAATTGCAGGAACAGGCGACGGCGATTCAAGCAACTGCCGACGCTGCAAAGCGGGACCTGACGGCCGAGGAGGAGGCTCAACTCGAGGCCAACTTCGCCGAGTTCGAAAAGGTCGAGAAAGACATCAAGACGCGAGAGCGTCTCGCGGCAAATGGCGCCAAGATCAATGCGCCAGCACCGCGAAAGGCTGCGCCGAACGTGGTCGCGTCCGACGATCCGCTCGAGGCCTCGGATATTCGCGCGGCTCGAAGCACGCCGGCCGAGCGCGGGCGATGGGGCTGGAAGAACTTCGGCGATTTTGCCTACGCGGTGAAGAACGCCGTGCTAGGCAAGGGGCCGGATGACCGTCTGATGAACGCGGCGCTGAGCACTTACGGCAACGAGGGCGTCGGAGCCGACGGCGGCTTCGCCGTCCCGCCTGAATTTCGCACGGCCATCATGCAGAAGGTGTCGGGCGAGGATTCTCTGCTGTCGCTATCCGACCAGCTCACGACCGGGGGCTACTCGATCACGGTCCCGAAGGACGAGACAACGCCGTGGGGCACGGCCGGCATTCAGGCGTTCTGGGACGGCGAGGCGGCGACAATGACGCAGCGCAAGCCGGCGCTCGAGAACACGACGATCCGGCTGCACAAGCTGACGGCGCTCGTGCCCGTCACAGACGAGCTCCTCGAGGACGCACCGGCACTCGGCTCGTATGTCCAGTCGCGCGCTCCGACCGTCATCGACTTCAAGGTGTCGGACTCGATCGTCAACGGTTCCGGGGCCGGGATGCCGCTCGGCATTCTCAATTCGTCGTGCTTGGTCACGCAGGCCGCGGAAGGCTCGCAGACGGCGGACACGCTTCACGGCTTGAACATCGTGAAGATGTGGGCGCGTATGCCGGTGGCGTGGAGAGCCAACGCCGTTTGGTTGATCCATCCTGACAATGAGTCGCAGCTCATGACGGTCGGGCTGCAGGTCGGCTCGCCGGCTGGCACCATGACCGGCGGCTCGCTGCTCTACATGCCGCCCGGCGGCTTGAGCGGGGCGCCCTACGGGACATTACTCGGGAAGCGCGTCATCCCGACGCAGGTGTGCTCGGCGATCGGCGACGTAGGCGACATCATCTTCGCGAGCATGGGGCAGTACGCGGCGCTGCAGAAGGCCGGCGGCCTCAAGAGCGACAGTTCGATTCACCTCTGGTTTGACCAAGGCGTGACCGCGTTCCGGTTCACGTTCCGTATGGGCGGGCAGCCGTGGTGGTCGTCGACGATCGCGGCGAAGAGCGGCTCGGGCACTTACAGCCCGTTCATCACGTTGGCGGCGCGCTAACCGGAACTAGGAAAAGGAGTTACAGATCATGTTTGCAGAACAAAATGCAATCCTCGTGTCGGTGCTCGGCACGGCCAACTCGACGCCGCTGGTGTCGTCCTACGTCAGCGCAAAGCACTGCGGCGAGGTCACGGCCATCGTGCATCTCGGCGACATGGCGTCGGAGACGATCGACATCGCGCTCTTCCAGGCAAGCGATTCCGGCGGCACTGGTGCGAAGAATCTCAAGGCGGCAACGCAGATCGCAGCCCATGCGTCGAACAACGACTCGAAGCAGGTCGTTATCACGGCTCGGGCCGACGAGTTCGACGTCGACAACGGCTTCGAGCATGTCGCTGTCCGTGTCGTGACCGGCGGCGCGACCGGCGGCACGGTATTCGGGACGGTCATCGGCTCGGACCTCCGTTACCAGCCGGCGAGCCTAGTCGACAACGCGGCCGTCATTCAGATCGTCCCGTAATAGGGCACAGGGGCGGCTTCGGCCGTCCCTCCTTTTATGGGGCTTTCTATTGTCACGCCCGCGGTCGAGGAGCCGATCTCGCTCGATGAGACGCGCGCGCATCTGCGCGTCGACCTGACCGACGAGGACGAGCTGATCGGCTCTTACATCGCGGCCGCGCGTACGCATCTCGAGGGCATCTGCGGGCGCTCGTTCGTCTCGACGACGTGGGACTACGCCATTGACTACTTGTGGCCGTGGGTCTTCGACATGGATACACGAAGTCACCAGCAAATAATCGAGCTCCCGCGCGCGCCTTTGGCGTCGGTCACGTCGATCACCTACGTCGACGGCGCTGGTGCTTCGCAGACACTCAACTCGAATCAGTACATCGTCGACGGCACTGGCGCGGTCGGCCGGATCTATCCGGCGTATAACGTGACGTGGCCGACGGTGCGCAACCAGCTCAGTTGCGCGACCGTTCGATTCGTCGCCGGGTATGGCGATGCGGCGGCTGTCCCGCAATCAATCAAGCAGGCGCTCTTACTACTGACGGCACACTTCTACGCGAACCGCGAGCCGGTCGCTCTGGCCGGCAATCCGCTCGAAGTCCCGATGGCTGTCTCGTCCCTCATCGCGCCGCATCGGGTCTATTTCCAGTGAACCAATTCCGCGAGCGGTACTCCGTTCGCGCTCTAGCGGATACGCGTGACGCGCGCGGTGTGCGCACAGAATCTTACGCCGAGAAATTCAAGGTCTGGGGCGAGATCCCGCGCGAAGGGCAGACACGCATCGCGGACACCGTGAGCGAGGACACACTGCGTCTCCGCACGTGGTATCGCACTGACATCGAGATCGGCGACCAGCTCGTGAGCCTGTCGAACGGGGCGACCTATTACGTGCGCTCGGTTCTCGATGCTGACGGCCGACGACGACATTTGCAGCTCGTGTTATCGCTATCGCCTGGGGGAATCGCATGATCGAAGGCGCGCAGCAAATGTCGCGGGTGCTAAAGCGCTTGCCTGACGAGCTCGCGAAGAATGCTCTAAGCGCAACTGCTCGAGCGGGCGCTCAAGAATTGCAACGCACGTCCTACGCCTACTTGTCGATGGCGATGAACAGATCAGCCCGCGAGGACGACGTCATCATCATGAAGAGGCGCGGCAAGAAAGGCGACAGAGTTGAGGCCGTGTACGACGTCGGCCCACCACGCCGCAAGCCGTGGCTCCGTTGGCTGCACGACGGCACGCAGCCGCATGAGGTCCGCACCACACGCGTGCTTGCGAGTCTGCGGCTGGATAAGGTTTTCGGGCGCGTGGTTGAGCACCCAGGCCAGCCTTCGAGGCCGTGGCTTAAGCAGGCGCAGTTCGTCTCGCAAGATTCTGTGCTCAAAGCGATGGCCGACAAGCTCCGCGCTTCGTTACCGAAGCAGGTAGAAAAACTCGTCTCGTCTGCGTATCGAGGCCGCCAGCTTGGGAGGTTGTTCAGGTGAACGAGCTCGCCGAGATGGCGCTTGTGCAGATCCTCTCGGCATGGCCTGGGCTGGCCGCGCTCGTCGCAAACCGCATCACGTGGGACGACACCGAGATCGACATTGACAACCCGGCAGTACGACTCAGAACACTTGCAGCGCCTCCAGCTTCACGGGACCTGGGGAGCAGGGGCGGCTTGCGTCGGTGTCTCGTTGAAGTCTCGTGCGACGACGATCACAGCACCGGAGCATCGAAGCTCTGTGACGCGGTGACGAATGCTCTTGAGGCTTTCGAGTCCGGGCCTTTCTCAGTTTTTGTGAGCGGCACCGAGGCGCGCTTCGGGAGCATTGCTTTGCGAGACGTTTTCCAAGGCCGATCGCTGCGCGAGCGCACGCATCGGAAGACGGCAACTGTTGAGGTTTGGGTTTACGAGTAAGGAGACACTTTCATGGCAGCTTTGACCTTCACAGCGGCGAGCGTGCTTCTGACTGGCGGCGTCAAAGAGACGTTGCTCGCCGGAGGCACGGTCGCGCGCGGGAACCTCGTGCGAAAGAACGCGAGCCAGCAGGTAGTCGTCGCATCTAACGACAGCGCTGCGAATGCGGACGCATATGGCATCGCCCTCGACGACGGGGCATCAGGGCAGCCTGT